CAAAATCACCATCTACCCATTTTCCAGGGAGGGCTGAGGGTACGCTTTGTTTGTTAAAACCAGGTGCAAAATCTACTTTTTTTAAGGCCATAATTGTGTTATATATTAGTTTTTAAAAGAATGAAAGCGAGAATATTAAATGACTAATTTAAGTATTTGCAAAGACAATTTTTTTGATAATCCATATCAGATAGTTGAATTTACTAATCAAATTAAATTTAAACCAACAAAATACATGTCTGGAAAAAGAAGCGACTACTTACACATAATTAATAAACCTTTACATGATTATGTTAATAAAAAAATAATCGATATTTATTATTCAAACACAATAAAAAATTTCTCAGCCTACAGCTATTTTCAAAAAAGTGACCCAGATAAACATGACGGTTGGGTTCATCCAGATACAGAAACATTAACAGCTATTATATATTTAACTATTGGAGACACAGTAGGAACATCTATATATAATTTAAAAGAAGAATTTAAAATTCCTGATTGGAATATTGGCCATCATGAAAAACTCAAATATTTTGAAAACAAAAAAACTTATACTGAAGAACATAAAAAAATAATATATGAAAACAAAATTAAACATAATAAACATTTTAATAAAACAATGCATTATGATGGAAAATTCAATAGAATGATTTGTTTTGATTCAAAACAATTTCATGCAGCAGAAGTTTGTACTAGTGAAAGATTAATTTTAATTTCATTTTTAAACGATATAGATAAATGATAGAAATTTACGATAATTTTTTTGATGTAAAAAAATTAACAAATATATACACAACTATGATGGATTGTAATTTTAGAATAGGATGGGATGATAGTCCTGAACCACAACATAAAGCTCATCCATGTCTACATAGTAATTGGTCTTTTGAAGATGTTAAAAACGTACAAATTTTAAATCCTATTTTAGATAAATTAAAAGATAAAAATATTACAATTGATAACTATAAAAAATGTATTGTTAATTTAACAAAACCATTAGATGTTAATTTTATTCACTGTCATCCAAATGAAATAGTTTTCTTGTATTATCCTTGTTTAACTTGGAATCCAGAATGGGGCGGTGAAACAATTTTTTATAAAGAAGACAGAAAAACAGTATTAAAATGTAATCCTTATGTATCTAATAGAGCAATTATTTTTGATGGGAATATTTCTCATACTATAAAAGCTCAAAATATAATAGGACCAAGTTATAGATTTACAATGACTTTATTTTTTAATAGATAGCAAAATGATAGAAAAAACAGTTAATATAAATAATTTTATTGGAATATATGATAATTATATTCTTGAGGAAGAGTGTAATAAAGCAATAAAAATATTTGAAGATCAAAATAAATTTAATAACACAATAAATAGAATTGTTTTTGAACAAGCATCTATATTAAATAAACAAGACCAACAATTTTTTGCTGCACCTAATAATGTTGACGTTTGGTGGGAATCATTAAAACCTATGATGGTAAATTTTGATATAGCTTGGAATCATTATATTAAAAATGTAGGTGCAAGTGAAGCTTATGGCAATATTCCTTTTTTTTACACAGATATGAAAATACAAAAAACTTTACCTACAGAAGGTTATCATATGTGGCATATAGAACACGGAAAAGGATACGGTAATGAAGCACGAGCTTTTGTATTTTCTATTTATTTAAATGATGTAGAAGAAGGAGGAGAAACTGAATTTTTACATTTTTCTAAAAGAGTTAAACCAAAAAAAGGAAGAATAGTTATTTGGCCTGCTGCATTTCCATACATTCATAGAGGTAATCCACCATTGTCTGGTGAAAAATATATTTTAACTTCTTGGATGATGTTAAGATGATTAGTATATTAAATAAAAATAATAAATTAAATCAAGATTCAAATAGTTTAAATGTAAGTTATACAAGAAATATAAATATTGTATTTGGTAATTATCCTTATCCAGATATCGTACATAATTTAATATTAGATATAAAAAATAATTTAGATAAAAAAATGGAAAACTATACTAATGTAAAAGGTGGAATGACTGATTGGTATTGTTTTTTAGAAAAACCAAGTTTTATTGATTTTATAACTTTTTTAATAAATAAACATCAAGTTACTCATCCAGATATTTTTCAGCATTTTTTAGAAAGAAAAACTGTAAGACATGCTTGGGGTAATGAAATTAAAAAAGGAGACAGTTTAGTGTATCATAGTCATCCTTGTTTACATGGTATTTTATATTTAACAAAAGGTTGTGATTTAATATTGCCTGAATTAAATTTAAAAATAACACCTGAGCCTGGTGATTATTATATATTTCCAGCAGAGGTATTACATGGCTTTGATGAATATCAAGATGAGAAAAATAGATATAGTTTAATATTTAATATTTTTGAAAATAATGCTTTTGATTATAATAAAAAATTAAGAGCTGTAGGAAGTAGGTCTGGCGCCTAATCTAGTAATTTTTTCTTCTGCAGTTTCGCCATCAATAGTATCTTCATCCCAATTAGTTTGTAATTTTAATAAATGAGCTTCATCCCATTTATCAATAAATTGAGTTGAGAAATCTCCTAAATTAGCTGCTGTCCAAGTAGCGTGAGGAGTTTGATCTCTATATTCTACTGTATCATTATAATCATGATTATCAGCTTTATATTGAATAGCCCAAATATTAGACCATTTAGAATCATTCCAAAAAGAATCATGACCTGTTATAGTATAGTCTCCTGCACCATCGCCACTTTGTTTAATTATTTTTTTGTCTTCAAATACTACTGTCCATTGTGCGCTTGTTGCCATAATTTCTCCTATGTCTTAATAATATAAATAACTGTTAAATAAGGTTGTAAAACTGAAGTTGCATCTCCAGAAAAGTTTGCACTCATGTTATGAGAGTGGCCTTGACCAGAACCTGTATTATTACTTTGTCTAGTTCCACCACTTGCATTTGCACCTCTTTGAATTTTGTTAGTACTGTCTCCACCACCTGCTTGGTTAGTTGTAACTCCATGTAAGTGACTTGCTAGTTGAGCAGTAGCTAAAGTAGCATTAGCTGTTGAACCGGCAACGTTTCCAGTAGAAGCAACTGTGTTTGCTCCACCAGTAGATGCTAAAGCTTTGTTATTAGATTTTCCAACTGCTACATTGTCAGATAAATTTGGTACGTTAAAAGTAGATGAACCGTCTCCAGTTCCGTAAGTTGTAGCTACGATTGCAAATAGTGCAGAATAAGTTGATCTTGAAACTGCTTGACCATTACATTCTAAAAATCCTGTTGGCACTGAAGCAGAAGACCACGGAACAATAGTCGCCGTAGGAATTCCCTCGATACCTGTAAGGTTTGCTCCTGAAAAATCGTATTTTGTTGCTTCGTAGTTTGACATATTATTTCTCCGTGTAAGTCCATCCTGTTGTAGCATCTCCAGAAAAAACTAATGAAAAAGCTGCACCTTGAGTATTAACTACAAGATCCGATGCTGCATTAGCTATATTAGAAGAATTTCTACCGACAGTCAATGCGTTAGTATTGAAATCATAACCTTGATCTGCAAAATGTACCTCATCGCCCGTAGCCGGTGACGCTGGAAGAGTTATTGTAACTGCTCCACTATTTGTGTTTACTAAAAGTTTAGCACCAGCTTGAACTGTTTCTGCTGCTGATACTGCTCTCCAATTTCTTTGTTCATGAAGTTTTACAACATTTGTTCCGTCAGAATATAAGGTGTAATTATTTCCTTCACATAATAATACACCTGTACCTGAAGCTGTTTTAAAAGTTAAAGTATTTCCAGCATGATCACATGCGTCTTGTACTTGGTAAGTTTTTTCAACTGAGTTTGGAATACTAACTGTTAAATTAGAGGCTAAAGTTCCTGTTAATTTTATAACTTCATTTTTACCATCTGATAAAGCACCATTAGTAAAAGTTAAAGATCTAGCAGCGTTAGTTACATTAAAAGTAGTGAAACCACCAATCGCTTGTTCTAAAATTAAAAGGTTAGTATTTGTAATTTGTCCCCAAGTTCCTGAGTTTTCCCCAGTTGCTTGTACTGTAAGTTTTAAATTTGCTGATGTTGAATTCGCCATATTAAATTCCTTATATCGTTTATTTTATAAAAATAAAGAGTTAGTGTCAAACTCTTTATGCAACGACTTCTCTCCAGCCTGGAGGATCTATTGGAGCGGAACCGGTATTTACATCGTTCCAGATAAGAGCATTACCACTTCCTACTGTTGTAGTCAACCCAAAACCATTAAAAGTTGCATTGACATCTGTAAATGCAGATACTGAAGCAACCCTTGCTAATAGAGGATTTCCAGTAACATTTACTTGTTGATTTAAGTCTATTGTCTCATTACCTAAAGCAGCAGACATCGCTATACCTGTTACAGTTGGTGCAACATCTCCTTGGAACCCTAAAGTACCTAAAGCACCTATCATGAAGTTTCCAGTTACTGCTGCATCAGGTGCAGGATCGACAACACCTAAAGTTAATTGTGCTACGTTTAAAGTATTTGCAACAATAGTTGCATCACCAGTAATTTCTGTTGGAGATCCTAAAGCTGCAGTCATTGCAATTCCAGAAATATCTACTTGCACAGAACTACCAGCATCACCCCAATCATTATCTCCCCAACCAAGTCTACCCCAACCTGCTAAGTTAAATGCTTCAACAGTACCAAGTCCCATAGAAGCTGCAACACCTGTAGGCATCGCATCAGGACTAGCATCAACTGTTCCTAAATTATTTGTAAGTGCAAGCCCTGTTGGTGTAACTTCAGCTAAACCAGTAGCTGTTACACTTCCTAAACCTAGAGATAATAATTGATTGTTGTTTGTAGATGGACCTGTATTAGCGTCAGCTGTTGTGGTAACAGTTCCTAAACTAAATGTTGCTGAAATTCCTGTAGGAATAGTTGTGCCGGCAATACCCCAACCTTGAAGACCCCATTCTTGTCTGCCCCAACCTACATTAATTTCTGTTGTGCTTGACTCGTCTCCGAGTGCTGCAGACATACCAAACCCTGTAGGGATAACTGTTGGATTAGCATTATCACCCCATTGGTTTTGACCCCAAGAGCCAGTATTCCAAGTTCCTGATGCCATAGGAGGTTACCTCCTAATTAACCAGAGATTCTTAAAATCGCTGCTGTTGATGTTGGTGCTGGAAACTGAACTGTAAACGTACCTGAAGTAGCTGTTTTATCTGCTCCGAAATCTAAAACACAAACTGCAGAGTTAGTAGTAGCA